TCAGCTCAGCGCGCTTTCTCGGGCTTTCAAAGCGTATCTTTTCATCGCTTCATATAATGCCGCCTGCCGCTTGCCGTACTCCCAGCTCGGCAGCCGCTCGCACTCACTTAAAGCGCTTGTGTACTGCTCCGAGCTTCGGAAGCCCTCTGGCTCGCTGTATTCGTGATATGTGAAATAATCGTCATACACCGTCCGCAGCTCTGAACGTCGCCGCAGTCTGCACAAAGCTTTTTTGCGCAGCTTCAAAACTTCTTTTTGAGATACCCCCAGCCGCTCGCTTACCCTCACGCTGTCAAGCTGGCAAATGTCGTGCAGCTTTATCACGGCGCGCTCAGAACATGGCAGTTCGTCCACTGCGCGCCGTACTGTTCGCTTCATGCAGCTTTTGCTTATCTGCTCGTCGTGCGGCTTTAAGCTCTTGTCCGCAAGCGTATCTAAAACACAGCCCAGCTCTTCACCCTCAGCACCGCTCAGCGGCTCGTCAAGGCTTGTGCAGTTGTTCAGCGGTTTAGCCATCTCTCCACCGTTGCGGACGTTCAGAAGCGCGTTTACAGCGTTCTTGAATGGGTATGTTAGAAACGTTGTGAATTTCTCGTCGCGCTCCGCCGTGTAAGCGTTCACCGCCTGCACAAAGGCTTCAAAGCACGCTTGTTTCAGATCGTCAAGCTCAACGCCGCACCGTGTAAACGATAGCCTGCGCCGCTTGTACTCCCTCGCCGCCTGCAAATACAGCACGCCTTTTACGCTCTCCCATAGCTTTTCACGGCTGGCGGTATCGCTCTTCGCAAGAATAGCCAACTTCTCATTTGTCATGTTTATCACTCGCTCTGTCAAGCCTTTGCGGCTTTTTCATGCCCGCGATCAACATGCGCTCCCGCTCTTCGGCTGAAATGGTCGGCTTCTTGAAACCTATTTGCTTCATTCGCTCGCGTTCTTCGGCTGAAATGGTTGGCTTTTTAAACCCTATTTGCTTCATGCGTTCAAGCTCATCGTCGGGAAGCGTGTACTTATTTTTCTTCCACACGTCCTGCGCCGTTCTGCCGTTGATGTATGTCAAAGTGCAGGTGCACTTGTGGTGCTTGTGGTAGACCTCTTCGGGCACTTCTTCGGGGTAATGATACTTGCCTGCCAAACGGTCGCACCAATCGCAGCAAGTACCCTTAGTGTTGTGGTTAGTTCGTATAACGTAACAGTCTAGCCCGGCGTTGCTGCGAAATTCAACGTTCGTTTTGACGTAATCGTCATAAAAGCTTTTAGATATATCTTCTACGGGCGATGTCATGCGGCGCACCATTTTTTCTTCGGAAATGTCGGGCGCGGAAGCCGCTCCCGCTACCGCCTGCACGCGCTCTGCGGGGTATGGCGCACGCTGCGGCTCGATGTTTATTCCCATCTTGCGGTCAAGCGCACGCTGGCACTCAGCCGCCGCAGAGTTGATGATCTCGTAGTTGTCTTTGAGCACGCCCGAGAGTATCGTGTCGGCGATGTTGTAGTACATCTTGCCGTCGGGCAGCGCGGCGACGTTGACGTATTCGCTTATCGCCTGCGAAGCCCGAAAGCCTATCGACTGCGAGAGAAGCGAGATCTCTTCCATCTGCGCCGTGCCCGCCGCGACTTTGCCGAGCACCGACTGTATGTACGCGTCGCCCTGACATTTTTTCTTGAAATACGCCTTTATCTTCTCTAAAAGCTCAGCTCCTATGTCTATATCAGCCATAATATCACCCTTTAACTATTTCCAAACTATGTAAGTCTGCGAGATATATAACCAATTGCGGTGGGTGAAGGTCGCTCATATATGCACGGGGCACCCTCCCCCCATATTCTCGCAAATTGCTCCGAACCTGCTCGCTTTCGAGCTGCTCGCACCGATTTCGCGCGCTTTCTGCGTTACTCCGCCAGCTCGTAATAATAAATAGCCTTCTTCTTGTTCTCCAGTACAAACGCATCGTAAGCTATCCTGCCCGTTACTATCGAGCCTGAGGATATAACTGTATCTGTATGTATACCGTAGTCCTCCAGCTTTACGGGCGCTACTGTCGCAGATGGGTGAGCTATCATAAAAGCGAATTTTTCGGGCAGACGGGCAGCAGGCACCTTGACTATCGCCATTCCGTCGAGCATTCCCACTACGCCCTTTAACCTCATATCCGCCCCGATGTCTGTCTTGTCAAACTCCACCGCCTGCTTCAAAAGCGTGTAAGTCGCAGGAGTTGTCACGAGCACCCTTTCTGTATCAGGCGCTTCCGCGTCGTCCAGCGCCTGCGAGCCTGCAAGCACGGCGGCGTATATGCTCTCTTTGGTAAGCGTGCCGCTCGCCTTTTCGCCTGCTCCTGCGGTCATTTTAGCGTATGTGTATGTGTCTACTTCGGGTATTACTACCTCTCTTATCTCTCTAGCAAGAGCCTTGCCCGCTTCCACCTGTTCCGCCGTTTCGTCAGTGTCCAGCTTGTCCACATTGAAGATGAAAGACCTGTCGCGCGAAAGCAGCATTTCTTCCGTCTGTGCGTTAAGGTCTTTTATCTCGCCGTATCGCGAGAAGTTCTTGTCCTCTTCGCTCGTGATGGTGCGGTTGTAATTGTTCATGGCAACGGTGCTTATCTTCCATATCATCACCGAGTGCGCGCCCGTCCAGTCAAAGTCAGTGTTGGTCAAAAGGCTGAGTTTTGACTCAGAGCTGAAAAGCTCGTCAGTGTACGGCGCAAATTTCTTTGTAAGTTCTATTGACATATATCGTATACCTCATTTCTTTGTGCAGATGTCATGAATTCTTAACCTCTGTACTTTGGCGTATGCCTAGCGCTCGGCGAGAATGCTTCGTCCATAGGGTCAGATGTATGTTTCCACTCCGTTGAGGCAAGCGGCATCACAGGCTTGTTATAGCAGCCTTTCGCTATGCTCATGACTTTCTCTGCTTTGGTCTTGAATGCTTCGGGGTCAGAGGTGTCGAGCACGTCCAGCAGCTCGCAGGGAAGCTTGTTGTCCAGCGCATATTCCTTACAAATAAGGCGGTTCTCGCGCTCGTCAAGCTCTTTGGCTCTCATCTGCTCCGCTGTCGGCTCAGTCTTTGCTTTAGCCCTAGCGCGATCTCTTTCAAGCCGCTCTGAAACTATGCGGTTGACTTCCTCTTGTGTGAAGAGCTTCTCTGCGGGCTTGCCGTTTTCCTCCGTCTGAGTTTCCGCCTGCTGAGTAGGCTCTTCGCTAACGTCAGTGTTTGTGATGGTTTCTAAAATATTCATTTTTATCCCTCCGTTTAACGTCGTGGTTCGACTTGTCGCAACAAAAAAAGACACGAGTGCAGCTTGTTTGTATAAAGCTGTTCCCGTGTCCGTATTAGACTAACCATTAAAGGCGGTACTCTACTCGTATATTTATTTGTCATTATTATTATACCACAAAAACGCGCGCTTGTCAACGCCTTACGAACCTATTTTTCAAATTCATGTAGATATGGTAAAAAGGCTCGTGCTTGTCGCTCCGCTTCCTCTCAATGTCGAATTTGCAGCCGAATAAGCGGTCAACATTCCGCACCAGCTCCAGCGCTTCCGCCTCTTCGTCTTTTTGGTATGCTATCTTGATTTTCACGATTACACCTCCTTTCCTCGGTGGAGGGTTTCGGTTCGTCCACTTGCGTTCGCCTTTTCTGAAATTGCGTTAGCAATAGCAATTTCAAGAAAAGAGCGAAAAGCGTAAAGTATATTTAGTTAAGTTAAAGTAAGTTTAGTTTCTTACTTTACTTAACTTTAATTTACTTTTATTTAAGTATAGTATATTATATTTGGTTGAATTGGGTTGTTTTCGGGGTTAAGTTGGGTTGTTTTATTGCCGCCTTGCGGATAAGATTTGCTTGATCTCTTCTTCGGTAAAATCATAGTAGGCTTTAATTTTGGCTTCTGAAATATCAGTAGTATCAAAAGCTAAATCACATTTATTACAAAAGCGTTTGATCTCTTCTAGTGACATTTTCAATAGCTTGTCTGCGGCTTGCTTAGCACGCGCAAAGGCTTCCGAAAATGTTTCCTCGCTTTCCTCAAATTCCGCCGCTACATATTGCTTAAGCTCGTTGCAGAATTGCCGCGCGCTTTTGTTAATAACAAATTCTTTCATTGTACCGTCAAATATATCAGAAGTATCATCTACATCAAGTATGTGGTAACATGCCGCAATGGTTGCTATCTGTGAATTGCTAAGATACTCAGAAATTGCAAAATCTTCTTTTTGCGCTTCAAAGAAAATAACGTCAGCAATTCTATAAGCTATATCTCCGAACAGCTCGTTTATTGGCGGCTCTTTTGTTGCCTTTTTCTTCGCGGCGTTTTTGTTGCCTTTAGGTGCTCCGCCTTTTTTACCGTTTTCACACTGGGCGCGGTACTTTCGGAAAGAGCTGTCTATGTCTGTCTTTATGACTTCTATAAGAAGCGCGGCGGCTTGGTCTTCTATTTGTGACAGCTCCTCTTGTTTCACATATGAACAGATGTACTTTATTACTATTCCAGCTTGCTCAGCAGTGAGCACTTTAAACCAATCACAATATTTTGTGTTAAAGTAAAAGTAAGGCGGTATTTTAACCTCTTCGCTCATTACATAGCTTCCTTTCTAAGCAAGCTGTCGCCCGTCTTACGCGCCTTTTCACACTCTTCCGCAAGAGCTTCTACCTCTCCTTTAACGCCGTATATCAGCCCGTCAGCGCTCTCTAACGCCGCAAAATAAGTGCCTAGCCGCGAGCAGAATATGAGCGCTTCCGTTTTCTTGTTTTTGTACTCCTCAGCGTTTAATGCGCTCACTTCGCTTGGCAAATCGGGCTGCTCGTCCCGAACGAAATCCTTGAATATCTGCACAAGCTTCGCTGCTTGCTCCATTTTTATCGTTATATCGTCAAGCCTGTCTTCAATGTTTAAAATGTTCATTATTATCGCTCCTTTTTATAGTCATGGTTAATGTACGAATGGTTTAGCCCAAAAATGAGCAATGCGTTATTGCTCGCTACCACCGCCTTTCAGAACGGGCGTTATCCCGCATTTTTCGATTATGTAGCGCGCGATAACGTCGGCGGGAATATCTGCATACTCCGCCGAGATCATTACCGGTTCTCCGTTGATAATTCGATATGTCGCAGATACCGGTACTTTGCATACGTTGTTTGCTTTCTTCATGCTTACACCTCTATGAGATCTTCGACTTTTAAGCTTAAAGCTTCTGCTATCTTCGCAGCGGTGTTATAAGTACAGGTCTTACCATTCTTTACGGCGGAAAGGGTCGCCTTTGAAACGTTAGCCCTCTTTGAAAGCGTAATAGATGTCATGCTGTTTTTTGCCATTGCTGCAACAAGAACCATTCTGTTTATTTTCATTTTTATTCGCCTCCCTCTTGACAATAAGAAAAAAATATGTTAATCTAATAATAAAGATTAGTCTAAATCTCTCTACCACTCTATTATACTCTAAATTATTTAGACTGTCAAGATATTATAATCTAAAATAATAGACTAAATTTGAGGTGTTATATTATGCAAGTTGCACAACGTATTGAAAAAATCATGCAAGAAAAGGGCATTACAAAATACCGATTAGCTAAGGAACTGGGCGTTCATCAAACCACCGTGAAAAACTGGTTAGACGGTAAAACTGAACCTAAATATGAAATGCTGGAAAGAATTGCGGCAGCACTGAACATTGAAACATGGCGATTATTCTACGATGAAAACCCAATCGACATTACAATGATTTCTAATAGGATAAGGTACTTTAGAGATGAAAAAGGCTGGGCACTTCAAGAGCTTTCTAAGCAGTCGGGAATAGCATTAGCAGACCTTGAACAGCTCGAAAACGGCGAACGCAGCATAACTAATAATGAAGTTGATAAAATCCTTAAAGCGTTCGATGTTCCGAAAGATGTATTTTTCAGAAATGCTGATGTGCTCGGTATTCAAGAAAATGCTGATAGGTTTGGAAAGGTCATTGGGCTTTATTCAGCGCAAGCAAGATCAGCACAAGAAAAACTCCTAGAATATTTCCACAAGCTAAACGACGTAGGTCAAAGCGAAGCCGTCAAGCGCGTTGGCGAGCTTACACAGATACCCGAATACAAATTACCAGACGATGAAAGCGAGGGAAGCGATGAATAACGCCGTAATTTATGCCCGTTACAGCTCCGATAAACAGACAGAGGACAGCATAGAAGCCCAGTTGCGCGCGTGCAGAGAATACGCGGCGGCTCACGGCTTGAACGTGGTAGGCGAATATATTGACGAAGCTGTAAGCGGTAAAGGCTCTAAGACGGCTTCAAGGGCAGGTTATCAGAAAATGCTGCGCGAATGTGGCAAGGGCGGCTTTGATACGATACTTATTCACAAGTACGACAGAATAGCGCGCAGCTTGGGCGAACATGTCAACCTTGCAAGCAAGCTTCAAAGCCTAAACATAAACCTAGTTGCGACAGCTCAGGACTTCGGCACAAGCAACGAAGCTAAGATAATGCGTACTTTGATGTGGAGCTTGTCCGAATACTACATTGATAACCTTTCGAGCGAGGTCAAAAAAGGTCACAAGGAAACGGCCCTGAAAGCCCTGCATAATGGCGGTTACCCTCCGTTCGGTTATGATGTGGTAGAGCAGAAGTACGTCATAAACGAGCTTGAAGCGCACTATGTACGCCGTATATTTAATGCTGCATTAGATAACTCAGGCTATACCGATATTATCAAGGAGATGTCAGAGCGCGGCATAACAGGGAAGCGGGGCAAGCCTATAAAGTATACTCAAATATACGAAATGCTGAGAAATGAGAAGTACACGGGCGTTTATGTCTACTCGCCGCAGGAAGAGCGCAACAGAGCCGATAGGCGCACAAAGCCAAACGCTATAAGAATAGAAAACGCCCTGCCGATAATAATCGACAAGGCGAAATTTGAAGAGGTGCAAAAGATCATGAACGAGCGTAAACACGTCGGCAGAAAGTCAAATTATTTGTGCAGCGGTCTTGTATACTGCTCATGCGGCGCTAAAATGCACGCAGTCAAGCCGACGAAAAAGGGGCATACCTATTACTATTATTACTGTTCGGCTAAATGCGGCGCGCCTATGGTGCGTATGGAAGAGGTAGATAAAGCCGCCGTAAATTACCTGCGCGCCCTGCTGTCGGACGATAATCAAGAGCGCATAATGAAAGCCCTCAGAGCTTACAAGGGCGCAGAGAACGCTAGAATAGCCGATTTTCGCGAAATAATCAAGCGCAAGATCTCTGAGAAGCAAAAGCGCTATGACACGCTTATGAAAAACCTTTCAAGCGGCGTGCTTCCTGCCGAAATAGTTTCAGACATCGGCGAAGAGATGAACAGCATAAAGGCAGAAATAAAGCAGCTTGAGAGCACCGAGCCGCCGAAAGATTACACCGTAGACCACATTAAAGCATGGCTGAACGCCCTAAAGAACACTCCCGATGATAAAGCCGTGCGCTTGCTGATAGAACGCATAGACATAAAAAATAAGACTGATTTCAACATACAAAGCACGTTAAAATCAGTCTTAAGAAATATTGTCTTGCTGATACCAAATGGATGCATATCTAAAACAATATAAATTATGACCATTCCGATTAAAAATTATTTCTACCGGTCAATGTTCATTGAACTCATCACTCATTCTACGGTATTCCTTCTCCTCACAGTCAATATAATCCTTAGCAAATTGTTCCACTTCTTCAAGACTGTCTTCCAGCAGTTCAAAATCCACCGCCGCCGAAAAAACATCAATCTCAAGCTTTTCAGACTCATCAGCAAAAACTTCTATAGTAAAGCCTTTACAGCGAATATCATTACCGTCCTTATCCTCCCGATGCAGATCAGTATCGGGAGATATTTTCACATAAAAACCATTGTATTTCATTCAACCACTCTCCTTAAAATTTCATCTGCATATCGTCGTCAAGATCATAATCCTCGTCAAATTCATCATTTACTGAATGTTCAATAAATAGTGAATTTTCCAGAGCTGTAATTAGGTAACTCTCGTCCAAACCGTTTTCTTTGTACCCTTGTAAAATAGTGTTATAATATCTGCTGCTCGGCGGAGAAAGCTCCCCATAATTTATCAGATATGCCATACCAGTACAAACTTTCCCATTCAATTCAAAGGACATATTTTCCTGCCTGTAAAACCTCGGATAGCCCTCGTATCTGTTGAGATTTGGTAAATCCCTTTCGTCAAGCTCCCATATCAGAACAGGAACGCTTGCCCCTTTATTCGGAACGATAGTCGCAACGCCTCTGAATTCCAATTCAAAATCCTTGATTTCTGATGTTCCTATAACCTTTGAGTGAGGACATCGATATGCCATTTGCTCCAAATTTATATTGCTTCCATATGCAATATATAGCTGTTTTTTACTCATTGTGACCTCCTGTTACATACTCATTTCAAACGATTCTTCTTGTTCATCTTCGTACTCCATAATTTCCTCACATTCGCTTTCTGACGGCTCTGAAATTTCATCGGGTACATTTCCGCTATGCTCCGAACTTTGCGACAAATCGCTTACTGCTTGCTCACGGGCGGCTTGCCGTTCAGCTTCACGCTTTTCTTTCAGCTTTGCTCTTGCAGCGATTCCGTCCTCCGGGTGCCGCCATGCAATATCTCCGCCCAGATGTTTTAGCAAATGTGTCCTGCAATTCTTGAACTCATCTCCGATAAGCCCAAGATTCAAAAGCCATACACGAAAGCTGTACCGCATATTATCGCTTTGTGAAATGCGCGGAGAACAGTATTTCTTAGTCATTGCCGCATTGCTTATGGCAAGCGCAAGAACTATCTGACTTCTTACCTCACCGGCATGAAGACTTCCGTTGTATGCCCTTATCTCGTAATGACCATGCTGAAAGAATGAGTGCAGATTGCAGATAACATATCGGCTATTTGAGTAATGCTGAAACTGTTCGCTCATTCTGCCGTGATACCAAAGTCTCTTTATTTCTTCCATATCTTTAGGCTTTTTTCGGTTTATGTCCTCGATGAACTGCTTATCCATCTTGTGACAGTAGGATTCACGGGCAGAAGAAACCTGCAAAGCGTCCCACAGAAAGTCCTCCTTACTCGCAAAAATATTTACAAGATTGCGTATCTGCTGCGGAGTGTAATCGTCTGCCGAAATGTGTATATGCGTGCCTGCACAATATCTCGGACCCGTTACTCCGCCCGCTTTTCTAAGAGCTCGTACAACCTCCTGCAAAAGCGGAATATCCCCATATTCAAGAACAGGAGAATTCATTTCCACACTGTAGGATTTGGAAGCTCGGTCGCCGTTTGCATTGTAACAGTTGATACTTCCGTCGTACACAATAGACCAATCCCTGCTTTTAATATCTTTAACCGTATATTTATCATAAGTGCCACCCTCATGGACAACCTCTCCTCCCAGAACACCTGAAAGCGCTTTTGCCGCCTGACAGCGAGTTAAGCCTGTCATTTCTATCTCAATGCCAAAATTTCTTGTCTTTATCCCATCAAAATTGCCTGCCAAATAACCGCCTCCCAACAAAAACAGCCTGCAGATTTCTCCGCAAGCCGTAAATTTAATCGTTATTCAATTTCCGTTCTAACTTCGTATCCGCCCTTGAAAATCACCAATATTTCGGTCTTACTCAGTACTTTTATGCACTCGATTAATTTGCGTATCAGCACATTATCGAAGGTTTCCAACTCAAACTTTTCATTTTCAATCATATCCATAATTTCATCAAGTTTCGCCTGTGTTTCTTCTGAAGTTTTGTTCTGCAATTTCAGATTTTCAAGACGTTCGCTCAACTGCTGTTCTTCCGCATAAAGCTTCGCAAACTCGCTGTCAAGCTTATCCTCATCGCAGCCGCCGGAGGCTATCAAATTGACTAAATCATTTCTTGCTTGGTCGATTTCCCTAAGTCTTTTTCCTGCAGCTAAAATTTCCTCCTGACCTTGACATTCAAGCACCGAACCAATATTCGCTTTTAAGATCCTTGCAATATCATTTCGGCAGGAATAGTAATTGTTTATCGCCCGAATTATCGCCTTATGGAGCTGTTCTTCCTTTATCGTCGGCGAATCGGGACAGTACTTTTTGCCGTGTTCCAAACGGCTGATACATCGCCAGACAATTTGTTTTTTGCCGTTTCTTGACCATATCCTGCGTCTGTATGGAGTTCCGCAATGACCGCATATCAACAGCTCGGATAACGCATATTTTCCGCTGTATTTGCCTTGCTCAGTTTTGGTTTTATCACTGATTTTACGCTTGGAAGTTCGCCTTGCAAGCTCCTGCTGTACTCGGTTGAACGTGTCACGGTCAACTATGGGGTCGTGGTGGTCGGTCACCAGATACATCGGTTTTTCGCCGTGATTTTTTACAACTTTATGAGTAATACAATCAAGAGTAAATGACTTTTGGAGCAGTGCGTCTCCAACATATTTCTCATTCTTCAAAATACTCTGTATCAGTGATTCATTCCAAATTTTCTTACCGGTTGGGGTCAAAAGCCCCTTACTTTCAAGGATTTTTTTGATGTTTCTCATGCTATATCCGTCCAGAAAAAGCTTGTAGATCAGCCTTACTATTTCTGCTTCTTCGGGAACGATCTCAGGCTTGCCGTCTGCACCTTTTTTGTAGCCGAGAAGATATTTGTATTGAAAACTAACCTTGCCCTCACGAAAGGCTTTTTCTTTGCCCCAACTTACATTTTTACTTATGGATTCACTCTCAGCCTGTGCAAAACTTCCGTAAAGTGCAATCATAAATTCTGAGGTCATAGTCATCGTATTGATGTTCTCTTTTTCAAAAACAACTCCGATGCCAAGGTCTTTCAATTGTCTGACATATTCCAAGCAATCCACAGTATTTCGGGCAAATCGGCTTATGGATTTTGTGATCACTAAATCAATTTTCTTGTTTTTGCACATCCTAATCATGCGGTTGAACTCGGTACGTTTTTTCGTTTGAGTGCCTGAAATTCCTTCGTCTGCAAATATTCCTGCCAGCGTCCATTCTTTCTTTTTGTTAATAAGGTCGGTGTAGTAAGCGATCTGCACCTGATAGCTGTTCTGCTGCTCCTCTTGCTCTGTACTTACACGGCAGTATGCAGCCACTCTCAATTGGTGATATTTATCACGGTTTATTTCCGTCTGCGCTTTCGCAGGAATTATTGTTACATTCGATGCTGTTGACACAATTCTCATTCCTTTCCGTTATATTTTTAATTCGCACTCCATTTATGAGTTCAACCTCTATGGTACAAAAATGGCTTATCCAAATCTTGCTTACGCAGGATTTAAATAAGCAAATATCGAGCGTATTTAATTGTTCGTGATTTTCAAGCAGAGCCTTGATTTCATTAGTTTTCTGCGGACTGTCATTGTAAGTACAGCAGTCGTATTTCAGCTCGGCAAGCCTGAAAATCTCAGATTTCACTCGGTCAAAGTCCACTTGTATAGAATCGGACATCTGATTAATTTCATTTTGTTTACGGATCACATCGGCGGTAGGGGAATATGTGCTCACTTCGCCGCCGTACTCTAATAGGCAGGGATTTGCAATAGCTGTGTTTAAAACAGTCAGCACCGCTCCTATTATCATTTGGTCTGTCAACCTATATTCATATTTAAAGCAATCGGGATTTCCGCAGTTCCAATATTCACGTCCTTTGCCGTTAGTTTTTCTGAAAAACTTTTCTCCGCATTCGGCGCAGTATGTAACCTTTCTGATTTCCTGTAAATCGTCGCATACCAGATTAAGCGTAGTAGCTTTTCTCACTCGCTTTTCATTAGCCTGCCTGAAAATATCCTCATCAATTATCTGCGGATATTTGTCAGTTCCGAGATATTTCTCATTTTCGATTATTCTCTTGACCATATTTTTGTTCCAACGGTCAGAATCCTCAGTATATCGTATTTTTTTAGACTCCATTAGCTTTGCGATTTGAAGTAAACTGCTGCCGTTCAGATATTCGCTGAAAATTTCCGCAACTGCGCAAACTTCTTTCGGTTCTGTAGTTATTTCGCCGCTTTTCATGCAGTAGCCGAACGGTATTACTCTGTTTTTGGGCATCTAATTTCACCTCCATGTACAACAATATCACAAACTTCTGCGGAAATCCAGTACCAAAACCGACAAAAATATGCCCTGCAATTTTACTGCAAGGCACTTTCCGTTATATGTTTTCTTTTAACTTCAATCCGCCGATCAAATGAAACTCCAGTTCATGCTGATCTGTAGCAACAATTTTCTCAACTATACTCTCAAATGCCAATTCTTCAAACTCGGTTATCGGCTTATCTCGCTTTTCAAAAAAATCAATCAGCATTTCTATCTGTTCAAGCATTTCGTCCTCGTCGTCGGAGCGTGTAAGCTTTTTCAGTTCCGTCTGAAGCTTGTTGATTTTCGCCGTCAATTCAGTGGTTTGTTCAAGGTATTTTGCCTCGTCCAGAAATCCTTTCGTTTTCAATCTCGCAAGAACGTGAGCCTGTTCTCGAAGTTTGGCTATTTCCTTGTGTATGTCCATTACCTGAGTTTTTCCGCTGAATTTTTTCAGCTTTAAATCCTGTAAAGCTGCTTGACAGGGGAGAAGTATCTGTTTATAGTTGTACCACAGCTTATTGCATAACATTATAAATGCCGATATGGCATTCGCCTCTAAAATCTGCTTATTTGAACATTTATCAGACTCTGCATCATGCAGTCGGCACACCCAATAATTTTTATTTTTTCTGCATTTAAACTTAAATGTTGAACCGCACTCTCCGCAGTAAATCTTCTTTGCAAATATATGATCTTGCTTCAATCCTTTAAACGATTTCTTATGCTCCGCTAAAATATTCTGAACCTTATCAAAATCATCTCTTGAAATTATGGGCTTGTGCCTGTCGGAATAATAGTATTGATCTCGTTCGCCTTTATTTACTACCTGTCGAAACGGAAGTGTATCTGTAGTATACTTTTTCTGGAACAGCTGATCACCTATATACTTTTCATTTCTAAGCATAACCCCAACCGTACTTGCTGTCCAATGACTTGTTCTGCCGAACCTTTCTATTTTGAGAGCATTCAGCATTTGGGCTATAGCCGCCAAACCATATCCATTCAGATACCAATCAAATATCTGCCGTACTATTTCAGCCTCATCAGATTTTAAAATCAAATTTCCGTCAACAAGTTCGTATCCGAAAACAGGAGTACACATTTTTATTGTGCCGTTCTCCATTCTCTTTTTTATACCCCAACGCAAGTTCTGCGAGATCGAAGTTGATTCCTCCTGCGCCAAACCTCCCATAATTGTAATCATCATTTCATCGGTCATGTTGGCAGTATCGATATTCTCTTTTTCAAAAAATATCGTAATTCCAAGTGATTTAAGCTCTCTGACGTTTTTCAGACAATCCCTTGTATTTCGGGCAAAGCGGCTGATTGACTTGGTGTAAATCCTGTCGATTTTACCCTTTCGGCAGTCCTTCATAAGCCGCTGAAACTCGCTTCGCTTGTCATCACGGGTTCCTGTAACACCTTCGTCAGCATATATATCAATTAATTCTTCGGTTTGAGAATTTTCAAAAATTCTGCTGTAATATCTCGTCTGCGCCATGAAGGAATTCAACTGATCTTCGCTGTCGGAACTCACCCTGCAATATGCGGCACAGTGGATTTTTGCTGCTTTTTCTTCTGTTATTGTAGGCTGTATTACCGTTACTGTCGGCATTTCATCAGCTCCTTTCAACCAACAAGGATACCACAAATCCTTTCAGAATGGTATCACCAAACCTGACAAAATTACTTGTCCGAATTTGACATATTTTCATCTGCCTGCTTTGCCGCAGTGCAAAGACACATTATGATTACACCTGCAAGACCGCCTACAAGCAGTCCAATAATAAATCCTAACATATCAATACCTCCTCACGCTGCGTCCCTTGAAGACGGGAACTGACCGTATATATCTTCCGTATTTTTGCTGCTGAAATTCTGTTTTTCGGTTTGTTCAAGAATTTCATCAAGCTTATCGGCAAACACTCTTGCCATAAAATCGCAGTATTCCGCCTGCCCGAATTTAGTCAT